GGCGCAAGAGTCGTGTTTGCCGTGCCGACTGCGTAGGGTACATACACATTCGGTGGGTCGCCCGTGCTCCAAGTCAGATTGACGACACCGCCCGAGGGGTCTGAAACTTCATCTACCAAAAGTTTATTGGCTAGGGCTTGTGAAAAGGGACCCGTTGCGCCCGTTGCGCCCGTTGCGCCCGTTGCGCCCGTTGCGCCCGTTGCGCCCGTTGCGCCAGTCTCACCAGCTGGACCCGTAGGACCGGCTGGACCCGCGATAGACCCATACGGATATAGAACCGCATTAGTTGTCGTGTAAGGCCCCGCAGCCACGAGTGTCGCCGCGAATGTGAAACCGGCGCTCGGTGGAAATGGCGCAACGGGCGCAAAGGTGCGCACAACCACACCATCAAGAGTAAAGTTGATGATGCCGGAGGTAATTTGAAGACCAAGTGTCTGCCCCGCATTGTAAGCAAATGCGTCGTAGAAGGCGGCACTGCCGTTATAAACTGGGATTGCTGCCCCAACGGTGGGACCACTGCCGGCATAGAGGAGATACCCATACTGCGTAGGGATGGCGCACGAATAATTCAGATAATCAGACCCACTTACGACGGGAGGAATGAACGAGGTTTCGGCTCCATTCTCAAGAGGCGCTGGAACTCCGAAAAAGCAGTCTTGATTCGTTCCCACGAAAGTGAATGTGCCGGGTTGGACAATGGAGGTACCCGTTGTTGTAGAGAGATAATTTTGAGGCACTCCAGATGGTCCATCTGCTCCAGCCGGACCCGTTGCGCCCGTCGCTCCATCTGCGCCCGTTGCGCCCGTTGCGCCCGTTGCGCCCGTCGCTCCATCTGCGCCCGCTGGACCCGTAGGACCCGCGAGTCCCGTTGCGCCCGTCGCACCATTAGCACCATTCGCACCCGTTGCGCCCGTAGGACCCGCGGGTCCGGTTGCTCCACCGCCTCCGTGTGTATCTACATAATCCTTGTTGGCTAAATCTTCGGGAGCCGTGGGGGCAATCTCGCATTTGGGAGCGATATGAATAAAGCGTGAGGCTGTAAAGGATTGAAAATCTATAGCATCTTGGACTTCAATCCGGGTCAGCAAAGAGCCATCCCGAAGCGCGATAGTATCCACACCTAAAGATGTTGTTTGCGTATCATTTGTATTATCAACATTAAAGTTGCCGGCATCAAGGTCTGATGTAAGAGGATTGGTAAGGCCGACGACCGCTTGAATTAAGCCTCCGCCCGGTGGAATGAAAGACATTTCTATACCTCTTTAAGATTTTTTTAGTTGCCGTTCAGCGAGTAAAAAAATCCAAAAATAACTTCACTGGTTTGTTTTTTGAAATGTTGTTGATTTCCTCAAGGAGCCTTCACATAGACCCGACCGTGTTCCTCCTTGTAGTCCCAACCCTTGGTGGCGAATCGTTCCTTGAGGCGCTCCTCATCCTCCTCATCCTCTGGCTCCACCTCATCCAATTTTTCGCCACCATCCTCTGCGATTGTAAGTACATCTGGATTGATGCGGAGGCGGGAGAGGACGGTCAGCGGGACAAGGATTCCGATTTCCCCCAGCAAGTGCGGGCAACCTCCCAACCGCTTTGAGGCGTTCGTAATGATTGTCGCCATATTTGGCCCGCAGAGGTTGAATCCGTTCTCATTTACATAGACCTTGATGGTCTTCTGTTTGAGGAGTTGAGGAATCAGCGCCCACCGCTTGGACTCAGACGCGAAGAGCGGATGAATGACGAAGTCCTTGCGGTCATATGGCTCAATAGCGCCACCCACAACATCTTTGAGTTTTTTCAAATCTCCGTCCTTGCTCTTGCTGAAAGAGTGAATGTAGGGTTCGCCGAAGCAAGGGAGTGCGATGAGCGCAGACTTGTAGCCGGCTTCAATCTTAAGGGAGCAGTTGTAAATCGCAATCGGAGAGCCAGAGGTGGTGGTGGTTTCCGTGGTCATATTGGAAACAAGTGAATGATTGACCCACTTTAACAATTGCCTATGCTTCAAATCTTTTCATTAAAAGGGACAGCCTTCAAAGGGGGCATAATTTTGCGATTCGCAAAAAAAACCAAATAAACCAAAACCAATTCAGCACAAAACTTTCACATAGGAGCCAGCCGATTTTTTTTTAACCGGCCGGCTCCCCGTTTATAAAAATGTTTTCCCGAATTGGTTTCGGTTTAATTGGTTTTTTGGTTGCTGTCCCTTTTCACGAAAATAATTGACGCATACCCAACGCTCTACCCCGATTCAATAGGGCGCATTACACAACAAGACTACTGCTCCCGTTCATTCATTCCAAATGACGACGATTCCTCCCACTATGGCCGAGATTCATTCAGACGCTCTGAAAGCGGGCGCGGTGGCCAACAGAACCAGCATCGCGCACATCTTGTCTTACATTCCGGATTTGGCCAAGGCCTCTGGGATTGAGTCCAATGTTCTCGCCCGTAAGTTCTTACATTCGCGCGGGGACGACTATCTGGACGACACTACAGACCTCCTTGTCTGGATGGACTCCGTTCTGCGGGATATTTCAACCCGCATCGGCTGGACAGAGGAAAAGAAGCGCGAGGAGGGCAAGTGGGCTTGTGTGATTTACAATCGCCCAAAGCGCGGTCGCATCGTCGGCAACTGCTACTCCAACGCTCGCGCCGAGCATCGCGAAACGGGCAATCCCACCTACATCGGTCTGGAGGGTGCGTTCTTGGGCAATGTGATTTACTTCACACCTCACGCATTCAACTACGACCCCAAGACCAAAGAGTTCTACGACACAGACACTCCTCGCACGGCCAAGAGGTTGCCCGAGCGAATCGGCCTCATCTTTATGGGACCAAAGGAGTCTTGGAACTACCTCAAGTCTGACCGCGACCCGTGGGGCTTCCATAAGGAGGACTTTGCCCAGACCCGCGGTGAGTGGATTGTAATGCGCCCCGAGGCCACCAAGGCCATTGTAGTTCGCTATTGTACAACCAACATCACAATGCCCACTGAAAAGCGCACCGTCATCTATTCCTCCATTCACGACTACGCGTAAGCATCTGACCGCACATTGAAAACAAAACAGAAAAACTCGTAAAACCCACTCGGTAAAAAAATAGGGGGACAAAACTCAAAACCAACAAAACACCCCCCAAAAACAACATTTTTGATTCGCGTGTTTCATTTTTAGAAAATAGTTTCAGTAAATAAAGATGCCTAAGCCTACGCTAAGTTGGGAGGAAGCCAAAGGGGCGCGCGCCATTGCGATTGTGAAGGGTGGCGACGACGACAAGAAACTTTTGTATCTCCACGAGGACGAGCCGAAGACGGGCAAGGGGAAACCCAAACTCCGCGAAATAAAAGCCTCCGACTATGACCCGGTGCTAAAGACTTTTGATAGTCGCGAAAGAGTTCCAATCATTAATCGTCTGAATGAATACCGCGCGTCCGGCAAGACAAGTGATGAGATAGTGGAGCCAGCCAAGGTCAAGACGCTGTATCAACAGATTCTGGACGATGATTCCCGGCGCAAAGTGGTTGAATTAGAGGGTGATTCTATTTTCCAGCCCATTCCATCGCCCGAAGAGGACAAACGCGAGGTCTGGTATATTGCTGGCGCAAGCGGTTCTGGAAAGTCCTACTTCGCCCGAGGTCTTGCTGAAGCCTATAAGAAATTGTATCCGGATAGGGAGGTTTATCTCATTAGCAAGTTGAATGAAGATGAAACGCTTGATAATATGAAAATCGGCAAGCCAAAGCGAATTAATGTTGAAACACTCATCAGCGACCCGCCAGAACTGGAAGAATTCAAAGATTGTATGGTTTTGTTTGACGACTATGATACTTTTACGGCGCCGTACGACAAGGCTGTTATGCGTCTGATTGACGACTTAGCAACGATGGGTCGCCACACGCGGACGAATATGTGCCTTATGACCCACAGATTGACGAATTATTCCAAAACCAGATTAATTTTAAACGAGAGTACTCACATTGTTGTGTATCCAATGGCGACGAGCTTCCACCCTCTAAAGTATCTACTAAAACATTATGTGGGGCTGGAGGAAAAGGATGTCCGCGCAATCAAGAATTCCGGCAGTCGCTGGGCTTGTTTCCACAAGAACTATCCGCAATACCAGATTACAGAACACGAAGCAAAAGTGCTGAATGTTTAATCCATTTCACCACTTACGCGTAAATAACGGCGCGTATAATTGAGGACTTGCGGGCTGAAGGTTGGAGTAAAATCTCTGGTCGTCTGCGTTGGATGGAAATGTGTATAAGCTGGTCGCGGTGGCGGACTTTGCGCAGCGACAGAAATAGCCCAAAGAAACCACAGCATACGCATCTACTAATCTCATTATTTCTTTTTATCTATTAAATGGCCGAAGAAGAACATCCTACAATTCATTGGAGCAATCAATTGGAGGATATTATCGCCGCAGAAGCGGAAAGGTGTCGCGGACTTGCTTGGATTCATCAGAAGGCGGAGGCGGCGCTATCGTACAAAAATAATTTCATCGCAATTCCAGTCATTATTCTTTCCACGCTGTCGGGGACGGCCTCAATCGGCTCCTCGGCTTTGTTTGGCGATTCGCCCTTTGCCTCAGTCGGCATTGGCGCTGTGAGTATATTGGTCGGCATTCTACAGACACTGTCCTCCTATTTCCAGTTTGCGCGAAAGAGTGAGGCGCACCACATAGCGTTTCTTCAATACAGCAAATTATTTTCTTCAGTATCGGTTGAATTAAGTTTGCCCCGTCGGGAGCGTATGCCCCCAGAATCGTTGCTGAAAGAACTACGAGAGGGAATGATACGACTTGCTGAAACAACACCCACTCCGCCCCAGCGAATCTATCTGGATTTTAATCGCGCATTCAAGGATTACGACCCATCCATCAACCGGCCTCTTGAAACAAACGGGCTTCATAAAATCAAAATTTTCAGAGGCGAAAAGATACTATCGCCACCGCAGACACCTCATCACCCAGAAAATACGATTAGCATAGAATTACCCGCTTGTAAAAAAATAGAGGAAGCATAACCAAAAATGTTTTTGTTTTTGGTTTTGTGTTTTTTGTTTGGTTGTTGTTTTGTGCTTTTTGTTTGGTTGTTGTTTTGCGCTTTTTGTTTGGTTGTTGTTTTGCGCTTTTTGTGTTTTGTGTTGTGTGTGGGTGTGCGCTCACTCCTCCTCCTCCTCAGCCTTGGCCTTCTTGGCCTTCTTGGGCTTCTTGGCCTTGGGGGCGGGAGCCTCAGCCACGACCACGAGGGGTGCGGGGGCGACGGCCTCCGCCACGGCCACGAGGGGTGCGGGAGCGACGACCTCCTCCTCATCCACGGCGCCGTCCTCAATGGCGAGGACGCCACGGATGATTTCGGCGTCAGCCTCAGCCTCCTCCGCCACGGCCTCCTCCTCAGCGGGTGGGGTGCGGTCGCCGGCGGTAGAGGGGGCAGAATTGGGCTGAGACACAGCCTTGGTGAGGGCGGCCATCTCGGCGCGGAGGGAGGCCAACTCAGCGACCAAGTCGGCCTTGGCGGTCTTGGGCTTGCCGGCCTTGGCCTCCTTGGGCGCCTTGGCCTCCTTGACGGCCTTGGCCTCCTTGACGGGGGCGGTCAGAACCGGCACGGTGTGGGCGCGAGCCAGAGGGCGAATCTCCTCAACGGCCACGACGATGCCGAGAGACTTGAAAGCGTCCCAGTCGGCCAGAGTAATCTCCGTCGCGTCGTAGGCCTCAGCGAAGGTCTTGAAGACCTTGGAGGCCTCCCCCTTGGCGAGGGTGGCGCGGAACTCCTCAAAGCGGGCGCAGTCCGCGAAGCAGAGGAGGTCGTTGAAGTCCCACTTGGCTTGGACGCGGTAGCACTCCTTGTCGCGCTTGCCCGCCGCGAACGGCAGATAGTGCTTGAGGTGAGGCATCCGCTCAGACTTCTTGAACTGCGACAGCATCTGAATGATGTTGTACTGCTCGTCCTCAGTGTAGAGGTGGAAGTCGGAAAGAGTGCGATTGGAAGACATTTCAGAAAGAAAGAGGCTTGTAAGAAAGTCGGAGGGAAAGAATCGGCACGGGGTGTGGGCAATGTCGTATTGTTTGTCCCACTGATAACACTCACCCATAGAATCGGGTATGCGTCAAATATTTTCATCAAAAGGGACAGCGTTTGAATGAGGCCGGTCGCAGTATAGGCAAAAATTGCTTATGAATAGGCTTATCATATAAGGCTTATAACAAGGCTCGGCTTATGATATGAAGTTATAACAATCTGATAACAAATCATCAGAGGTGCGTCGTCCATTTTCATTAAAAGGGACTGCCTTAACCAATTAAACCGAAACCAATTCAAGTTATAATCTCGTATAGGCCATCTTATAATCGCTTATAATCTAGATAGGCCGGCCTATATCAAAGTTTTATTTAAATTGGTTTCGGTTTAATTGGTTTGAAGCCAGTCCCTTTTAATGAAAAAAAATGACGCATACCCAATACTCTTATGGGCTTCATCAGTGCGAGCAAATATCATTTATACACGCTCACACTTAATAGGCTTCCTCCTATTCTTCCTTTCTGCCGATATGTCTTCCTATTACACGACTTTCGGCACCACCCATCGGTTCTCTATCCGAAATGCCTCTTCCAATTACGCCCGTATGGTTGCTCAGTACAAGCACCTCAAGGCCGTAATTGAGCGCGCAGAGGCTGTAATTCGGAATGCCGATTACACTCTGACGCCCGACCCGCCTCGGCCGGCCGGCTTTCAGCCCACCCCAGAGTCTGAGTGGGCTGAGGAGATTAATCAGAACAACCGCAAAACTTGGCGTGGCCTTCGCAAGTACTGGCGCGCTCGCCACCGTGTGGCTGTTTCTGCCCGCAATAGCCTTTATCGCGAGGTGGTGCGCGCCGGCCGTATGGCCGTGAAGGCTGGAGTCCTCACCCACGAGGAGGCCTTTGAGGCTCTTGAGTTGTAAATAGGCTTCAACCTATAAAAAAAAAGAATTATCAAATGCTGTCCCTTTTTACGAACAAAGTTGAAACATATCCGATATACAAAACGGCTCATCATTACGACAGTTATGAGTGTATCATTCGGCTCACGCTCACTCACGCTTACTCTTACTTACGCCGAACGGCGGGATTTCTTTAAGACTGTGAAGAGTCTTCTTGAAAGCGCCGACAACGGCGATTTTATAAGTGCCGAGAGTGTTATCTGGAATCACCCACGCGAACTTAATCCAGATGATTTGGAATATCTGACGCATCATCTTAACGAAATCCGCGAACTAGTGAGACAGTGTGAATCTGAGTGGTCATTTGACTTCACAACCAATCCCAGACAAGGGTCTCGTCGCACCGAAATATTCATCTACCGCCCCGATGGATGCCTCAGTAGCGCCGTTGAAGATATTGACGGCTTCTTGGATGAGGTGGAGGAGGATGAAAACAACTCCGAGTCGGAATCTGAGCCTCAACCGGATCCGGCCAATACAAAGTAAAAAAATATCAGACACTACAAGAGAATGATTCAGCAACGCGCCAGCCACGAGGGCGTATTGCCGGCACGGCAACTTTTGGCTCAGCAACGCGCCTATGAACGCTCCCAAACCAAACTGGACGGCGAACCAATTCGTATTCGGAAAATCGCATCAATTGCCCGAGGCAAGCCCGACCACACTCCGACAGCGTCCTATGAGGACTTCCGTCGCAGTGTAAAAGATGAAAGTAAGTAGCAAGGCTTTCGCCTTCGCAATCTTTTTGTATTTGGTCGCTTTAAATAAGAATTAGTCAATCCATCCCATATCTTCCGCAAATGCTTGTAAGGAGTCCATATCCATCTGCCTACAATCATTCGGTTTTCCCTCGCCGACTTCTTCGGCTTTATCGGATTCCTTTGGATCCTTCCAGATATCGCGACGCGCTTCCTTATCCAGTTTGACTAAACGCAATGAGTAATTATTCGCAGCGGTTGTAAGTTTCGCCCTCACCCCCGGTTTGAATTCCGGCATCAAGTCTTTGAACGGAGAATAATTCACCCAGTGATGAATCCGACCAAATCGTTTCTTGACCTCCGCAACATCTGGATGCTGGTCAGCCAGACTCTTTGCTTTTAGATACAGAGCGTTTTTTACAGAATAAATGGAATCTGTATTTCCTCCTTTCTGTGTGAGGGTCATTAGTTTGTTTGCTAAAAAGCAGTTGAAGAGGAGGGTGGGATAACCGGCTTTTAAAACGCGCAAACTGAGGTCTGTGTCTTCGTTGTAGCGTCCGCGCCAATGGTATGGAATGTCGTTGTTAATCAAAATGCTGGAATAGACGCGGGTGTTTCGCGTGATAGGTTTCAGATTCGGCGCAAATCCAAACATTGTGTAGTTGTGTCCCGCAAGCATTACATTTTTGTACCGGTCGCAGTAGTCCTCACACGCGCGGAATACAGCGCCGGATTTCACCAGATTGCGTTCGCCTTTGTAGAGGCGATAGTATCCTTGAATGTTGTCGTCAAGAATCCAATGGCGTTTAGCACCGGATTTCTTCGCGTGGTCCATAACAAAGTTCCGAGCTGGAATGCCTCCAGCATTCTTCTTTTGATAGGTCTTCGGCAAAATTAAAATCTTACTCTTATCAATGACCGCGGCATAATTATCAAATTCTTGTTGCTCAACAACAATTTTGTAGGGAATGTCTGCCCATTCCAAATACCGACTGGTGAGGCGCTTTTCCCAACGACCCTTTGAAATGATGTAGATTGGATACTTTGGAGACACTTTGGACCCGTTCCACATTTCACCCAAATGCGCGCTCAATTCCTTCACGGGTCGGTCTGGATACCAGATGCTTGTACTGTTTTCGGTTATCTTAATTCCTCGCTCATCCATTTTTTTTACAAATGTTTTCGCGGAGGGTGAGGTCTTGGAAACAAACAGAAACAGCGACGGGATTTTATTCCAAGCAGTAGGAGCGGGATAGGCGGGCATATTGTACCATTCACAGCCCTCCAACAGTTCGCTGTCGTCCTTGCGATTATCATACACATACTTCAGACCCGATTGCGATGCGAGGCCAGAGGCACTCTGTGCGCTGTTAATTTTGCGCACCAGTTCACCCATAGTGCTGTTGTTTGTTCCGCGGACTGTAATTCGCTGATAGCCGTCTTTGGCCGCATAAAAATCATCAGACAAAAAGACGGCCTCCGTGCGCTTAGGCTTGTCGGCAATCGCTGCGCCGTAAAGTTTTGGAATCGGAGCCAGACCCATTGCCTCAAGTTGGCGCTTTGACTCAGAGTTCAGAGCCTCATTAATCATATCTTTGACTCGCTCAAGGTCGCGTTCAAACGCGGAGCCTTTAGGGGGCATTTTTTCAAGGGACTTTAAAGTTCCCAAAAGTTTCGGTTCATACTTTTCAAGGGCGCGAATGGAATAGACTGAGCCAAGACGAACTTTAAATCCGGCGATTTCATAATGGATTCGTTCGGCATCAAGACGGGACGCATTTTCAACGAGCCATAGAAGCGTATCCATATCGCCACTCATCTGATAAATCCGACCTAAGTCGCTATTCAAAAACTCCGACAATTCATCGCCCAACTTTTCATCCTTTTTTGCTTTCGCGTAAGCAAACAGACGCTTAGCATATTTGAAATATTTGCCTTGGGAATAATAATAAAGCATATCATTTTTAAGGGACTGAAACAAATCCTCCTTAACGGGATTCACGACCTTCCCATTAACCTTCACATTATAGATACAAGAGAATTCACTATAGCGTTTGTTTTCAACCCAGCCTACAGCATCAACCTTACACAAGCCGGGTGTCTGAATTGCCTCTTCAAGTTCAAACTTTCTGCCGTCGCGCAGAATTGTAAAACCGGCCATCACATCATTATAAGTCCAACGGACTGTATCAAACTTAATTTCTTTTTTCGCGGTTAAGAAGTCCTCTGGCGTTGAGCCAAGAAGCGCATAGGCCTCTTTGTATTCATCGGCGCTAATAATTTTCTTTTCCTTGAGTTCATCCAATTTGCGTTTGCTGTCTGTTGAATTGTAGCCGACTACCTTGCCGTCTTTGACTTGTGCGTCTGGGCTTATGACTTCCCATTCCACAATTCGTCCGCACTTAATATCGCCCAGATACAGACCCTTGGTAAGATAGATGTTTTTTACAATCTCTGTGAAACCCTTTACGAATTCGCCAACCGATTTTACGCTTACATCTTCACCCATATCGTAATCACCGGCATTCATCTGGGAGCGAAGTGAGGCCGAGCCAACAACATTTGCTTTACTGAAACTAAATAGTTCAATAACATCCACAACTTCAGCCGGGTAATTATCTGGATAGACCTTTTCCTTATACACGGAAGTCGTAGCCATCTCTGTAGTATTTAGAGAAAATCGCAAAAACTAAACCGAGTCTATGAAATAGGATGGACATAGACGCAATAAAGCAATATGCGCTTAGCAACACAGATATTGAAAAGATATTGGGACCTACAAGAATAATAACTTATCCCGAATTGGATGACCTTCCAAGTTGGGAGGACGCATTTGATGATGACGGGCGATGTGTGTTATTATTTTTAACCGAAGACAATTCAACGGGACACTGGGTAGGTCTTATTCGCAACGCAAAAACCATTGAATATTTTGACCCCTACGGCGAAGCCCCCGAAGGAAATAAGAAATGGCTGACCAAAGAAAAATTACAGCAACTTGACCAAGACCGACCATATCTAACCCGCCTTCTCCGCGCGAGCGGAATGAAGGTCTATTACAATAAACACGATTTCCAACAAGACAAGGCAAATGTGAATACTTGCGGGCGCTGGGTCGTATCCCGTCTGCTATTACGAAAGAAGACACTTCAACAATTTTACGATACGATTCGGAAGTCCAAAATGGACCCCGATGATTTTGTGTCCGCTCTGACCTTTAAAATATTAGGTAAGTAATAGATATAGGAATGGCTTACTCATACCGGAGTTCAGTTGATTATTTGTCTGAGATGGAGGATGCTGTCGCACCCGATTTGATTTACTACAACGGCGACATCATTAACAACACAACCTCCAAGGTGGCCGGTGTTGCGGCGGCAGACCCCCAGATTCGCTTTAATGAAACCCGTGATGTTCCCCTTATCAAGGATGCGTCGCTCTACAACTTCAGTATTGTTCGCTTCACAATGAATGGTGCTGGTAAGGATTTACCGCTTATGATTCCGCAGATTCAGACCAACATTATTGCGAATCCTAACGCTGATGTGAATCAGACTGTGTATTGTACTAACATTCAAGCAACTCTCACATTTGCTGATGCGACGGCTACGCCCCGGACGATTGTAATCAATTCAGTTGATTCGCTTCCAGCCAATTTTCCACCGGACTTTGGAGTTCCTTTGATTTATCAGCCCGAGACGGTTGGCGCCCTTGCGCCCGTCCCACCCGCCTCTACAATCGCAGCCGGCAACCAAGTTTTGGATACGCGATACTATTGGGTCTATACTTATGGCTGGTGGCTCCGTCTGACGAATGCCGCACTCCAAAACGCACAAGCTTTGATTCAGACCCGCTTTAATACTCTATGGACGACGCCCATTGCGAATGGCGGGTGGGGCAATGTGGGAGTTGCGCCGACTCTTGGGACGGCAGCGCCGTTCTTGGCCTACAATCCGGGCAATAATCTTTTTTCCCTCTATGCGGATGCCTATGGCTATGGTTGGACGGAGGGTTCGGTTCTTGTTCCGTCGGCCTCTATTCCTTCAACCGAGACCTCCATCGCAACCTCGCAAACAAATGTTGTTGCTGGTAGCGTAGGTCGCGAAGCGTATCGGCTCTATTTCAACGAAAATCTGTTCGGTCTTTACTCCAACTTCAAGAATCGCTACTTACCAAATCCTTGGGGGACGGGGACACAAAATTGGAATGAGATTTCAATCGGAAATTATCTGTTCCAGAATGTTCTCACAACTCCGGTGATTGCTACACCGGCCGGCAGTAATACGATTCCTTGCCCGGTTGTTGGAAAATCCTACTGGACGATGGTACAAGATTATGAAAGCACAAGCACTTTGTGGAATCCGATTGCGTCGCTTGTTTTCACCTCCGGTTTCCTCCCGATTGTAAATGAAAGCACCGGCGACCCTATCCGGCTCGGCACCTCCAACATCGGCGTTAGTACTGGCGTTATTCCTTCGGCTTTCCAGCCTATCATTACGGATGTGGCTCTGGCGAATCAGTCCGCCGCGGACTATCGTGGGTTCATCAACTACACCCCGACTGCTGAATATCGTATCACTTCCTTCCAGCGGGGCAAAAATGAAATCCGGCAGATTGATATTCAAGTGTGGTGGAAGAATAGGCTGGACGGCAAATTGTATCCCGTCCAGATGTTTAATCTGTCCTCCGTTTCCATCAAGATTATGTTCCGCAAGCGGGGTTCCACAATCCACGGACTCGGCAAGGAGATTAAGTTTTGATGAGCGGATATTAATCCGGCGTTTTATTTTGTTAGTACGAGTTATAGAGAATGGCTACCTCCGACATCGCGAAGCAGAGTGTTTTTGATAAGCGCATTATCCAGCACAGCCCCGCCTTTGCTGTTTCCAAGGGCGCGCTGTCGCTGACGGCGACCCCGTTTGCGGCCATTTCCCAGACCCAGACACAGCACACTTATAACTGCCCGATTCCGAGTCAGAATGTTTTTATTGACCGCGCTGTTGATTGGAATTCCACGGTGATTATCCGTGCGCAACTCCAGCCCATTCTGGTTCCCCGAGGTGTGAATGAGGCTATCCTCAACTTTGGTAAGAATTGCGCATTTACCAACTTCCCGCTACACTCGCTGGTTCAGACGATGACTGCTACTATCAACGATACCACAGTCACGATGAATACGCAAGATGTGCTGAAGGAGGTTCTGCGTCTGACTTCTATGGATGAGAATAAGGTCAGCCGGACTTGCCCGACCAAGGACGACACCTACTGGTCTTACAACGATGCCTATGGCGCGATTAACTCCCCTCTGGCGGGTTATGATGGTGCCTATGACTCTTACCAAGTCGGCAACGGTGCTTACCCTCAAGTGTATTTCTGCGATTCCACGGGCGCTGTTCTGTCCGGCACTGCTACTTACACCGATGAGAATGGTATCGTAGTTTCTTACACGAATGGCGTTCCCGTCCGTACGGCTGCGTCCGATGGGGCGTCGCCTTGCCTCTATATCCAACTGACCTCTACTGAGAAGATTGTGCTGTCGCCTTTTGTGTTCGCCAACGCGCACGAGTGGGACACGGGTCTGTTCGGAATTAACGCAATCCAGTTTGTTTTTAACTTGGGTTCGCCTTCTCGCGTCCTCCGCGTGGCCAGTTCTGATGGTCGCGTATTGGTTGGCGGAGGCGCGACTTACCCCACGACTCTGTCCGGTGGCCGTTCTGTTTTCCAGAATTCCCAGATTCTGACGCAGATTTTGACCCCCTCTCTGGATGTTCCTCTGCCCCCTAAGTCGGTTGTGCCGTATATGGAGTTCCCTCGCTACATCACCAACTTCAACGCGCCCAGCAGTGTGAATGGTACGCAGACGGGGCTGCCCGGCGGGACGCTAGTTATCCCGTCTCAGACGATTGTTCTGCCCCAGATTCCCGATATGCTGATTATCTACGCGCGCCCCCAGACCTACCCCGACGCAACATATGGTGATTTCCACTATCCTCCCACAAATATTTCCATTAATTTTGATAACTACGCGGGCCTTATGTCCGCGCACCGCCAGACGCAGTTGTACCAGATGGCCGTCCATAATGGTCTGAATATGGACTACGCCCAGTGGGTCGGCCAAGGCTACACGGGTGCTAATGGACAAGACCGCGCTTCCGTCGGTGGTTTCCTTGTTCTGCGCCCCGGTGTTGATTTTGCCCTACAGAGCGGTCAAGCGCCGGGACTCGCGGGCAATTTCGTTCTCCAGTACAACCTCACGATTCAGAATACGACGGGCGCGGACATCGCCCAAAATACGGCCATTTCGCTCTACACGATTGCTGTGAATGCGGGTTTCTTTGAGTCTATGGCGGGTTCCAGTCGCGTGGTGAAGTCTGTGGTGTCTGAGGCCGACATCATCGGCGCGGAGCCGGCGGCGGTCGGTTCGCACGATGACCTCAAGCGTCTGGTTGGCTCTGGTCTGCTGGATAACCTCGGCTCTATGTTTTCCAAGGCGCTCAATATCTATCGGACTACCAAGCCGGCGGTGAGCGCCGTTAAGGACCTACTGCCCGACTCTGGCGCACTTGGGCGGGTGAAGGGTGTTGCTTCCAAACTGGGCTATGGTGGTGTGAGCGGTGGCGTCAAGGGTCTGTCGGGTGGCGAGGGTGCGACGGGTAGCCGTCGTAAGTCGCTCTCAGCCCGGCTGATGTAAATTAGCGTCGGCCAAAAAGTTCCGCTGGACAAAATTGCTGACGACCACAGCAAGATTAATTAAGTTCTGTTGCCCGATTTGATTCAAGAAGTATTGCTTTGCGAGTTCGTATCGGTTTCCGTCAAGCCTTGAAAATTGCGAAAGTATAAACATCCGAATATCATTCTGTGAAATGTTATTCCGCTGTCCTTCATTCATTTCATCGGCCATTTTTTTACTAATTGCGATTTTAATCCCCGGGGTTAATCGGGGCTAATTGGCTAAATTAAAAGCATTTGCTTTAATATAGAGATGCTTCAGAGACTCGGTCCCAGTATGGAAGCCCACGAAATGGCCAGTGATTTGGCTGACCGTCGCGCACTCCAAATCAGCGCTCAGCACCCCCAGAGGCAAGGCGCTGGTCGTATGGGAAAGAAGCGCGATATGGACAACACGGTTTTGGATCCAAAGGTAGATGAAGATGTAGCTGGTAATCTGAGCGGTGCCGGTAAGCACAAGAGTCCCGATGCGCGACTGAAGAGCCTCACGGGTGGCCGTAAGAAGGTTTCCAGCAAGGTTCTGGAGGAGGTCGGTAAGGAGGCGCTGAAGGAGCATAAGCAACAGCACGATGCTCTTGCCGAGGCCGAACTTCAAGGTGGAATGCTATCACGGCATCTGCGGGAGAAGTATGGCGATAAGCACGCAGAGATGTTTGGGATGGGATTTAATAATGCTATGGCTCCCCTCAAGGCGCGCACGGGTGGTAATGTGGATTTAATCACTGGCGCTAATGATGTAGGTCGCGTCGCAAATCCCCCTCCGTCCTTTGAGCGCAACACAGTCGGTATGGGTGTTTATTCGTCCCGTCATCGCGTGGGGACTATGGGTGGCGGTGAATACTTTGAGGGTGGTGGTAAGAAGCACGATAAATCGGAATCTGAATCCGATGAGGAAAAGCCCACGGGCAAGGGCGTAGGTGCTACGGGTGGTCGTAAGAAGCGCGCACCCGCCGGTGCTTCCGATGCTCGTCGTCGTCGCGGTCAAGCGGTTTCGCGACTGATGAAGGAAAAGGGTATGACTCTTGGCGAGGCCTCAAAACACATAAAAGAACACGGCTATTAGCCAAAATAAAATCCCATTATATTCATAGAGAATGTTTCATATTCGCTTTCCCTATGAGTTTGAGGAATACTATGGGCAGAAATATGGCGGAAGAACCTCATATTATCCATCGCATATGCCCCCGACAATTCAAATATCATATGCTTTATCGGATAATGAAATCGCCCGTAAAGGTCAGCAATTTCATATGGAAAAGATGGCGGCGGAACGCAAAAAGGTGATTGAAACCATAAAGTCCAAGGCCGGTTTCAAAATGAAGTATCCTTGTTATCCGGCTCCGAGGGCAAATGCTCTTCCTCATAAAAACATTACAAGCGGGACACGCCCATTTCTGACCGCTGTTTCCCAGCCGTCATTTGGTAATGTTGGTCGTCTTTCCACATTCGCACAACACGATGAATTGTCTGGTGGTGTGCTAAAAAATTATGCTTATGCGCGCCAGATTCTTGACCGTCGCGCGAAGAATATCAGAGAGCAAGAAGACCCGGCATTTCAGCCTCCGTCGCAAGTGCTGACTGGCGATGAGCAGATGAAGTTGGATTTCAGTTCTCTACTGAATGAAGTTGTTGATGCGATTACGGCCGGTTCATTTTCAGATATGGTCTATAACGCTACTCGCAAACTTGTAGGTGCTTTTATTCGCGTCGTTCCCAAACTGGATGATGTTGATGATATTGCTGATATTACACGCGCAATTGAAAACGCTCTACAGTCGGCAGATGCGCTCACAAAGCCCGGCGACCGTCGCGACGGTGTAGCCGTTATTAGAGATGAAGTTAATCGCGCAGAGGTCAAGCGCCGAGACCGTATTGCGAATGTACTTGGTAAGATGGAGTTATTCCTTGATGAATATGCGGACCGCGTGAAGCGAGGAACGATGAGCGAAAAAGACCGCATTGCTCTGGCGAAGACCCTTGCGAAAAAGGTTGGTCTATTTTCATTTGCGGACTTTACGGCTACTGCGGTAATCAAACGCGATGAGGAGGAGGATGAGGAGGACGAGGATGAGGAGGATGAGGATGAGGAGGGAGCGCCAGACTTAGTTGAGGGTGATGAGGATGAAGCCGATGAGGCTGAGGATGATGAAGATGAGGAAGAGGCAGAGGAGGAAGCGCCAGCGGAGGAAGCGCCAGCGGGGGATTTCAGAGTTGTTAATTACAAGGGAAGGGTTGTGAATGCCCCCACAAAATTATCTGTGCTAAGAGGTCTTAATAAACAGCAACTTTTGGACTTAGCGCGTCGCGTCGCCCGTCCAAACAAGGTAATTACAAATGGAATGCGCGAAGGCACATTGGTCGGATACATTATTGAACGCCTCGCTGCGGATTTCAAAGCGCCGGTAAGAGCCGATGTTTAAACCAATTAAACCGAAACCAATTCGTTCAATATCTTTCCCTTGGAGCAACGGATAGATATTGATAATAATCAGCGACCCTCCTATACAAAAGTTTTTCCCAATTGGTTTTTGGTTTAATTGGTTTTTGGCGACTGGAAGGCTTGAACTTCCTTCTTCGGAGTCAAAATCCGATGTCCTACCACATAGACTAAATCGCCACAAAGAAAATGAAATCATTTATTCCTTATCGGGGACATTATAGACATTCTGTTGCTCCTTGACGGAGTGTCCCATAGCCTCCGCGTCCTTTTCCATTTCAGTCTTGAGGTCGCCATACTTACCCGTAATGTAGATATGGCGTAGCATAGATGACCCAATTCGCTTTCCAAAGACCTTATTCAGAATGCGGGTAATCGCATTAACACTATTGAGAGCGGAGCCATCGTGCGCGACCAGAAACTTGAATTCGCGCGTTTTAGCGCCGTTGAGCGGATGATGCTTGAGGTAGGTCAGAATCGTATCGCCCAGCGGTGCCTCTTCTGTGTTGGGAATATCCACAACTTGTGTCCCATACTTCTTCGCAGTCTTGTATTTATTGAAGACGAACTTTGTAGGCATCTTGGATTCAAGCACAAGATAATTACGGTCGCGGGGCAAATCATCCGAATACTTTTTGACGACATACATATCCATATAATCTTGATTGCGCCGGGGCTGTGTATCTGTATAGAGCGACAGCACAACACACTTTAACAGAGCCTCATAATCAGAGGGAGTAATATGCTTGCGTCCGCCTACCCGCTTACTTACATCCTCACGCAAGTCCGATTTCATTTTCTGGACTTCCGCCCAGTCCGCCCAATTCTCCTCTTGCTTTTTGGTCTTGCCCTCGGGCTTCGTTTCCCGCGCTTCCTTAGACCCCTTCATCATCGTTTCATAATAATGCTTGTATGTGCGCTTGTAGGCCGGCTTATCCTTGACCGGTGTAAGGACGCTTACAATCGCCGCGACATATCCGCGCTGGGTGCTTGGAGCAAACTCCGCCAGTCGCTTATCAATCTCCTCCGTATTCTTTAGCCAAGCCAGATTCTTAAAAGAAGTCTTATTGTTAAGACTATACAGCGTCTGAATGTACTGAGTTGCTGTGCTTTCAGACACACCCCTCTCCTTAACAAGGTCGCTCATCAATTGAAGCATAAAGTCGGTTGCGCGCATTCCGGAGGACATCTTGATTTCTACCATAGGGTGTCTTTTTAAATTACCGATTCCGACGCATTTTTACATATGGGTAATAACATCATTCTTGAGTTCGGAAACAAAGTCAATCCGAGTTCCGACCGGGGGCAATGCCGGGGGAGTTGTGGCGGTCGCCGGCTTCTCCAGCACCTCCTTGCTGTTCGTCCAAATCCAAAGGTCTTTAATGCGACAAACCAACTTCCAGCGCCAGTCTGTATAGACCAGACGATACGCTTCCTTCAATTCGCGATTTTCGCAGTCATAGAAATCATCCCGCGCTTGTTCTATGCGCTCAACAATCTCCAGAATGTCGTCGTAGCGCCGTTCAAGTTCGTGGCGACTGAATGGGATTGTTTCCAGAGGCAACACCGGGACAGACATTTTATACCAGTTCCTTTGATTTTATTCCCGCCGGGAAATCCGCGCGGGTTCAAAGTAATTAATGTGATTTTTGGGGGCGATTTTACCATTCTCGCGTGATTTATTTACCGATACATAAATTACAAATAAAAAAACCGGTTTTTTTGCTTGTAGAATCCATATTAGCATCATATTATTACTTTGACTTAATTACTTGTAATTAATTAAGTCAAATAACATCTTTACTAATTGCGCGCCGATTAAGCATACACAAACCACTTGTAAGACCCAACATCCCCAGCAACGGAGGACTGAATTGTAAATGTGGAAATCGCACCCGTAGTCGCCGACGCGGCGCCAGGAGTGATGGTGATTGCGCCACTAGTCGCAACTACATTTGCGGAAGAAGCGGGGACGGCAAAGATAGTACAATTATTCAGAGCGGGGACACCGGCCGGGGTCACGAGCAAAGCGCCCCCAACAAGGGTCGCGTTGCCGGTCGCAAGCAGTGAGCCTTTGGCGAAACCAACATCAGTCTGAGGAGGAGCAACAACAAAGGTACCAGAAGTGCCGGATGAAGTGGCGCCCGGAGCGAGGAGTGTTTGCGCAGACATCTCTATATTGTTGCTTCAGAAATTAAACAGCCCTAAACCAATTAAACCATAAACCAATTTGGAAAAACTTTTGTATAGGAGCGGGAGGCGAATCAATAGTGATACAGACCGGGTTGCTTACAAAAGTATTTCGCCGAATTGGTTTCGGTTAAATTGGTTTCCAGAGCGCCGGAGCCATCTCCCCGGTGTTCGGTAAAAATCCCAAAATTAACATCTTTACCCCGGATATAGGAATGGCTCGCAACTTCGCCGACGATTACGCCCGTGGAATTGAAGAGCAGAATCGCAACCTTGAGCGTATCATCAGCATTATGGGTCGTCCTATGAAATCAGTGGAAGACCCAATGTCGCCTATGGACTTTGTTGATGAAGCAGATGATAAGCAGTTCGCAGAGCATAAATGGCGGGGCAATTTCTCCTACGATGTTATTGCGAATCGCTGTGGAGGCACAGTATGGGTGGGCCTCAACAAAATTGATTATCTGAAAAGCGTCGGTGGAAAATGCGACTTCTTCTTTCAGTTTAGTGATGGGCTTTACAAAGCAGTCTATGAGGAAGAGTTCCACACTTATCCGACACAATACCACGCAAGGAATCGCGCAGACAAAAGAAATGATGGGAGCGTTGTGATTAACATCCCCGTTAGCAAACTGGTGCTGGTTTAACCTTCGCCGGCTGCGACACTATACACACTCTCCCACCAATCTTTTGGCGCAGTTCCACTCTTTATCTTTTGTTTTAGTTCGCGCAGTTCTTCTGGGTACTTCGCCAGTTCGCGTTCCTTGTCCGCTTTGATTTCTTTAGATTCCCACCAAAATATCCGTGGTTTCCAAATGACGCGCTCGGGCTTTGAATAGCGACCATCGTATCCGTAATCCTTCAGCAATTTCATATTTTTATTCAGAATGTCCCCCAGTTCCTCAAGACCTTGCGCCGTTCCATCTGCGATTGCCTCCCATTCCTTTGCTTCTTCCTTCAAAATTTGGTAGCGCACTTTCCAGTTCTTTGTTAGATTCATAGGGACTTGAGGCCTATAACGCCTACGACCAGTCTTACCAATTGTGCGCGGATTAATATAATCACCTTCTTTGTTGGACGACAAACGGCGGTCAGAAGGACGATAAGTATAAGTTCCGAGAGTCCTACCGGTCTTCTTGTTCTTTCGCATTACTGTGCGCTGACCAGCAATATCGTCTTGCCGTGCGACAAAATCTTCATTTGCGTCTTCCACCTCCTCCATTGAGGTATTGTGGCGATTCAAATAATAGTTCGCCAATCCATTGTTCTTACCAAACAAGCGCATACGGTCTTCAATAAAAGTACTTAACGAAACGATGTTCCTCCAAGCCTTGTTTCGTTCCTTCTCCGTTGGATTCGCCGGCAGTTCTTTGTTCGGCGGAAGTTCAATAAACTTATCAGTTGGAAATTGATACTTGAAACTAAAGCCATAGCGCTCATCGCGACTTTGTGCCTTTGGATGACCTACCGCCTCCGTTAGCACCATTTTTTTCTTCGCAATCTTAATGTCTTTCGCAACCTCCTCCTTTGCTAAATCCCAAGTTCCACCCTTCGGTCCCGAGCGTGTAAGTTGCGATTTGCGCGGCGCTGCGAATCCACGGCTCATCATACCGGTTAGCACCTCATCCGGCGTCGCGTCTTCTGGAAATGCGATTGAATCATAATGCTCTCCACCCTCACCCTTTTCCTTTGGGTCCTCATCGGGTTCGGATTCATAATGCGCCAAACCATACCAATCCTTGCCGGCTGTATCCGTCCATTTAACGGGTGGAAATGCGAAGACACCTTCCACCCCCGGCACATTAAAATAAGAGCGATTCGTTCTTTCATTATAGCGCAAGTCCTCCGGCTTAATGCCCCAAGTCTTTGGATTCAATCTTTTATTGCGTTCGCGCCCCTCCTTTGTGCTTTTGCGCTTTACAAACGGGACGACCTCATCATCATCTACATCTCCGATTTTCTTTTGAATGTGTCGCGAATAGTCGCCCGTTTCGGCTTTGGCGGCGCTGTAGGCAAATGGGTCTGGTTTCGCGGCCGGCGTATAGTCGCCAAATTGGTTCTTCACTTTGCGCATAATGCGCTTCACAGCAAATGCGCCCCTTGAAGCACCTCCAAACATTTCATCATAGTCTTTACAGCCAGACATCCTCTATTGTATGTATCTTTATTTTTGTTTCTCCAGTTCCTTATTGATACGAGTAATAAGTGTGGCTTTATTTTTAGCGTGAATTACGGGTGGCTTTCCATTAAGACGCGATAACAAACCGGCAAGTTCGCGGAAGGTCATTTTAGCAAGTTCTTCATTGCTGGGAGCGTCGCGAGTCCGTTCGTGTTCTTCCGGCACCGACCGCTGTTTAACAAGTGTTTGAATAAACTTACTACGATTTGATTTTACTTTGCTTGGGTCAAATGGTGTGTATTTCCCATCCCAATCTTCGGGAGACCAACCCGCATACTTTGGTTTCCGATGTCTATCAAATCCGTGAGGTGCGCGATACTTCTCCGTCTTTCTATTGCCTCGCACCTTTCCTAACATCCAACGGATGTATTGCCCCTTAGAGCCTTCGCCAATTAACCCGGACCCAATTAAGTCATCCGCCAAAGATTCGGCCAATCTCTTAGCATCCATTCTATAATAAATGTTAAGAAATGATTTTTAAAAACCTAACACTCTCTTAGATGGAGTGTTGTAAAAATAGCTGGTTAAAAAACCAATGGCTCTACCAAAAAATTGTTCCAGTCGCAGAGAGTCCGTTAGACCCGTGGCGGGGCAGTGGTAAGCATTCTACCATAAAACGCGCAGAGCCAGATTGTTGGGGGAAAACGGGTTTGCTTTCCAATCGCCACGAATCTTTGTGTGTGAGCGGTGAAATACATTCTGCTTCTTCTTCGCTGTTCCCTTCGGCACCTTTCCTCGTGCCTCAAGGATTGTGTATAAAATATAATCCCCGTACCCAGTTCGCCCAAATCTCACAATCTTCCCATTCTCATCTTGAAGTTCCAACTTGTACCGTCCATCTGAAGATAGAGCCGGAGCCGGATATTTGTGTGCCTTTGCCGTCTTTGTCGCTTCCTTCAAATAATGCTCCTCAGAAACCCCCATCTGACGAAGTTGGTCGGCAAATGACTTTGGGCGCAAATTCCCCCGCCCCTCCAACGGAGCCTCAACCTCTGATATCACAAGTCGGATTCCACCATCGGTATTAGCACCGCTTCCTTGTGCGTACTTACTGCCGGGTGGAGCAAAGATTTTATATGCTTCTCCCATTACAGTTCCAACGCCCGGCAATGGGACATTTCCAACTACAAAATCCGCCACATCAATTAGACCCTTATTGACTTTGTTAAAGAAGCGGTCGGTCGGCGACATCATCTTTTCATTATAGAGTGCGTGCCGGCGCTTACATTCACCGGTCTTCACACTCTCAAAAAACCGAGGGTCGCGAATAGCGTTGCCGTTCTCATCAATAGAGCATTTCACCAGCGCCTCATTTGGAAACATTTCAAAGTAGTCGCTTATCATCGCGTTCTTTTCTTTGAGCGCTTCAAGGTCAGAGGCTTTGCGTGCCTCTTGACTCAAATTGCTTGTAGCATACTCTTTAGCGCGCTTCTCGGCCAACGCCTTGTATTGGTCATAGGGCATCAACTTTGGATTTTTTGCTCGGAGTAATTCGTAGTCTTTCCAAGACTTCACATTACTCGTCGCCTCCTTGAATCGCGCTTCGTCGTATTTCTTCAAATCGCCTTCTTTTTCAACTTCCTTGAATGCGGATTCGCCCAGTCGCTCAACTGCTGTGTTTTCATTCTCTGGATTGTATCCGCGGTAGGCCAGATATTCATCCACAGATGGAAGTCCCTCAGACGGGGGAGGGTAATCGCCACCTTTCAGTTCCTCGCGCATAGGCATTCGCACATACCGCACACCGCCAACGCGGAGCGGTTTGAGGTTCGTATGGTTCGCCTTACAGCCCAATAGGTTTCCGCCCTTATTTCGGCGTAGGTCATTGTCGTGCTTCGGATTTCCGTCCAGAAATGAAAAGACTCTCGCATATGCCCACTGCTCTTTTGATAATTTCTTATTCATCGGTGCCTTTACATTTTTTACAAAAGAATGCTTGAGCCTCACACTTTTCCCTTGTGTGCTATACGCCCCTATTCCGCGATTATAGACCTCTTGAAGAATATGGAGTGGGACGCTGGTCTTCTCCGCCAGTTCCTCAAGGCCATATGGCTTGTCCTCTAACTTGTATTTCTTCAACACACTCTGCCGGTGGGTTTCGCCATACCCGTGGAGGATGCGGTCAGTAATGCCTCCCAAGTTCGTGATAAACTTACTGAAATTATTTGTCCAACTGGGTTGCTTTTTGAGCAAAGAATCCAACGGCTGGTAGATAAATGCCTCGGAATCTGGTGTTAGGAGGTCATTCGCTTTCAATATACCGATGATGAAGTTCTGGCAGTTATTATCAAATGCTGAATATTTATAGAATGCTGGTCCCATAAGGTCTTCTGTTTTTTTAATCAATTGTCCTACATTCAGAGATGTCGTGATGGGGATGGGGAAGCGCTCAGTATTCGGCATTTCTTTTACATCGTCGGTGAAGTTCAGCACTTGGTTCTTTTCAATTAAAGATTTCTTACGGGTTCCGTCGGGGCGTTCAAGTTCTAATTCAAGTGCTAAATGAAATAAGTTGTCGTATTGCGCTGCTTTTTTTGCCTCCTCCCATTTGCCTCCAGTAATTAGGTTAAATGCGTAATTGATGTATTTCTGAATCGGTGCGCGCTTAACAGTGGCTCCAATAATTCTAAAATCCTTGTTGCCGTCCAGCCATCGCTGTGAGGCGGGGTTCAATTTGCTGGGTGTTGCTAAGCCCGTAATATATTGCCCCACATTCGCAAGGTCATCTTTGCGTTCATTTACAAACCTCACAACCGGCTTAAGTTTCTCTTTGACGACAGACTTGGCCTTTGTCGCAATCACATTTATTTTATCAAAAAAACCAGCACCCGTTTGGTCTTCGGAGGCATATAATGCGCGCAGTTGCGCGACTGCGTTTTCGCGAGGCAAAGGGTCTTTACTATAATGCTTATTCTTATCATCCACAACCCAGTATAAGTCGCGTTTGGGGGCTTTGCGCAAACGCCACGGCATATCTGCTTTATAAGGTCATTTAATTAAAAACCAAATAAACCAAAACCAATTCGTCCAAAAATCTGTGTATAGGCGCCTATTCAATTTGAAATGAAATGGTCGGACTGACCTATAGATAAGTTTGCGCTGAATTGGTTTCGGTTTAATTGGTTTTGATTACAGAGGGGGTATCGTTAATTGTAGATTAACAGTGCTGAATCAAATCGTCCCCGCCCGGCACTCGCGCTGAAAGCATACGGCTCTTTTGACGGATTCCACACCGCTGTTTGCCCTCCTCATCGCCCTCTGGGTTTCGGTCGCGCCGGCAACTCTTATTTACCTCTTGGACCATTTTGGTAATCAACCGACCCACCTTGTTTGCGGACAAAGCCATTTTGCGGTCGTGTGTGATGTATTCAATAATCTCGGCAGAGGGGACACTATCGGTTTCAACGCCGGTAATCTCGTAGCGTTTGAGAATTGCCTCCTTGAAATCACCCGACCCGTCATCGCCAATCCACTCTTTGGTTTCCTCCAACACAGATTCGGGTGTGATAAGAGCGCCACCGCGGGTCTTTTCCTCGGGAGTCATTTCCGCATAGGTATCCACCATCAAGTGAAACAGCGCATCTTTTATCTCGGCCTTCTCAAACCGCGACTTAAGCATTGGGTCCGCCACCCGTTCATCCGCCGCCAAATCCGCCCCCTCGCTCACAAACCGCAGTTTGTAGCGAATGAAACGACACCGCTCTTGAATGCCCGAATCGCACGGCTTGATTGGAAGCATATCGTTCGCCAGTAGAAACATAGAGGCGCGATTCACCAGACGGGTTGCGTCTTGGTAGTTGCCCCGAGCCTTGACCTCGTCGCCACCACTGCTGACGGACTTGAGGAGATTGCCGTCAATAGGGACATTGTCCATTCGGAGTTCGTTTGAGAATGCGATTCGGACACCCGCCAAGTCCTTGAGCCAAGCTAGACGGCGTGCCTCATCTTGGGAGTTGCGCGAATTGTATTTGAGTTCATTCGCAACCCATTCGTCGCAGTAGCCCTCAAACGCCGCGCGGAATGCGGACACCAGCACACCCTTTCCGCAATTCGCCTCGCCCAGTCCGAAGTAGAACTTCTTGCGGACATAATCACCGACCAGTCCCATACACAGAGCCTTGCGGAGGTATTCACCCGTCGCAAGTCCGTCCGCGTCAGCGAATGCCGAGACAAACAGAGTGTGTTTCATAAACGCGATGTTGTCCGCGTTGCGGGTGGTTGGGTAGGGGCGGTCAATCCGCTTGTTGAAGACAATCGCCGGATTGAAACCCGGCGTGAATGTGTCGGTGAGGAAGTCATAAATGCCGTCCTTGAAGAGCAATTTCCCGTAGGATGTATCGCCTCCATTGCTGATAAACTTGGTATCCTCCAGCGACGGTAGAATCCAATTTTTCATCGCAACCACATTCTTTTCGCACCCGCCGTAATTGAAGACCTTTTCACCCTCGGGTGTATTGACCCGGAAGATGAGAGAGTCCTTGTTGCGCTGAATTGCGCGACGGTAGGAAGCGTCGGAATTGTCCCACATACCCGTGTCCTCGTCAAAGATGTAGAAGACCTTTTCGTCCCGCTGGATTTTGTCGCCCAGAATTGCGATGAGCGCGCGGGCAGCGTATTCATCATCATAGGAAACAGCGGGAGCCGTTGGAGGTTCATAGTCGTGGCGGATGGGCTTATTCACCAGTTTGACTTGGAATCCGGTTCGCGACAGAATGTGCGCCTCCGCCCCCCGTAGGAGTGCGGTGGGAAACTCGGACTCACCCTCCAACTTACGGACTTCACAGCCGTCGTGAATGAGAATATCCACAGACCGACCGACCATCCGCATAAATTCGTCCAGCGCGAGCAGACACATACATTCCTTGGATTGAAGCACCAGAGCCAAGAATGTGAAGTCAGTGTTGCCCTCCTTGCCCTTCTTTGTCTTCTTTTCCGCCAGTTTGTAGATTGGCGTTTCAGTTGATTTCAGATAGGCAATGACGACGGCGATTTCTTTTTCAATCGCCTTGAGGAGTGTAATGTCCCCGTCGGGCGCAATGCCGTCGTCGTTGAAATGCTCATTGTGAAGTTTGATGTTCCCGCCGTAGGCCACCTTGAGGAAAGCGGTCTTGGCGGTTCTGCGATTGGAAGACACTTTGGTCAGTTCAGCCTCGCGGTTGAGGCAGTACTGAGTGATTGCGTCGCATTTCAAACCCCACTTTTCACAAGACTGTTTCATCAGCCAGTAGTGAGCATTTTCCATATCAATGTCCCAATAATGTTTCGCAATCAGCGGATTGCGCATATCAAATGGGAATGACTGGAGGCCTTGGTTGTCTTTTGCGTAGAGGCGACCGCATTTAAGCGCCTCACAACCTTTGCCGTAGTGATACACAACCTCCACTGCGTTTCCGTGCTTGCGACCCTTCTTGTAGGTTCGCAAACGCGTCAGATTGGTTTTGCTGAAAGCATCCACTGAGCGCAGTAGGCCGTCCATAACATCCGGGTCGTAAAGTTCGGTCTTAACGATGTGGAGGTCGGGGGAGGTCATCACCGGGGTTTCTACCTTGGCGATTGACTTTTTTACCGGGCGTCCCGCGGGGGAGGCCGGGTGGTCGGCGATGTCGGCTACGATGAGGTCGTTTGAGAGTGCGGTTCTCGTCGTGGTAGCCATTGTGTGTATAATAGTGAGCGGGGTAGAGCATCGGGTATGCTTCAATTATATTCGTAAAAAAGGACAGCCTTTGGTAAAGTTGTTTTTAGCAACGGCTGGCTATGGAAACCCGCTTGGAAGATACCAGCCGGGATTGTACTGGCTAAAGCCCGAAATATAAATCGTATTCCCAATTTGATTTTCAATCGCAATAAACCACTGAGTACTTGTAGGAACATTATTGCCGAACTCTGCCCTAAACGAAGCCATATCAATTTGAGACTTCCCCAGCGACAGAGTGCCTTGCGATGGCGACGGACTGGGATAAGAACCGCTAACAATTCCAATCTGAATACCGCTCCCCGCGTGTCCGACAGCACTCAAATACAGATTGAGGAAGCCATCTTGACCCGTTGTATAAGTTAGTAAAAATGATGAAAAGTCTAATTGAACTACACCCGTTGCCGTTGTGCTGTTAAAAAGATTCTGAAGATATGTACTTATTTCAACATCAAAATTGCTGAAATTGTTTGGGGGTGATGGAAAGTTCCAAGAGGGTTGAGGCTGTGCGTCAAGAACATTCACATAGATAGGAATAGCATACGGTGCTGTTGGTGCCGAGCCACCCGTAATTGCGCTGACGCGACCCGTAGAATCTGTAGTAATAGATGCTGGGTATGCGTAAGTTCCCGGCGTTCCAACACTTGTTTGCTGAATTGTCGGGGTCGTTCCTCCGCTGGAACTTATGCCGTTAGTGGCCGTTAATGAAATAATGCCGGTGTTATTCACAATTGGATCCGTAGCCGTCCCCGTTGTTGAAATGCCGGTGCCGGCACTCACAGATGCTACACCACCGCCACCACCACCGCCAATAATTTGATAGACATATTGACCCGGAATTACAGACATCTCTTCTAATAAGAACTATTTTTATTAGAAAAGAAACACTAATCGCATTTACTAATTAATGGCGCGCGATTAGACCCATTGTGTTGTATAACTGAATGTCTGCTCCGTCCCCGACGACTCCACGAGGCCACTATAGCCAAACGCCATCACATTGAAGTCCATCGTCTGCTGACCCGTTCCAACGGGCGGTGAAGTGGAAGAGGTATTGAGGTAGATGGAAGCGACCTCCACATCGGCGGGGTCAGTGTAGGGGTTGGCTCCACCGAAGGCCGGCTGAACCGCATTTGGAGTGTAAGCAGTCGCAGTCAATCCGAAGTGGGGAATTGAAACATAGAGATTGTAAGGGTCGCGGAGAGTATTCTCCGTGCTGACTTGCGACGGCGAGAAGAGAGCCGAACCGCCCACCATATACGACCCAGCCACTTGGAGGGGTAGATAAGCGGGCGATACATCTCCCGCGTAGAAAAGGTATGTGAAGCCAGAACGAAGACGAGGGGTCAGTAGGCCAGCCCCCGTTGTGATATTGGTTGTGGTCTGTGCGGTGAAACCAACGCTCTGCTGGAGAGGCATTGAATACGCCCACCGACCCGTGTAGTCGTTCGTCGTGTTGCCTCCATACTGATACGCGTATGTTTCAATCTGGATTGCTAAAGAACCTTGGAGCGCCACATCCGCGTTCATCTTCACCAAAAACCACGCGTTGCGAAGATTCTTCTTCTTGATGGCCGTGGAGGGGACGATGGACTGAGGGAGGCCCAGTCCGTAGAGAGCGTTCAGAGGATACCAAGAAATTTTAGTGGAGGCGTAGGCGGTGCCGGGCGTAGTGGTGCCTCCAACGGGCGAAACTCCGTTGTAGAGGAACTGCGTGCCGATGGTTGCTGCGGAAGCGCCCATCGCAACCCAGTTCAGAACGGGATTTCCCAGAGTGATAATGGTGTAAGTCGCACCCGACACAAGCGGATTCACACCCGTGGCGATATTGGGTGCCGAATAGGTCTTGGCGAACCGCCAGCCCGTTCCGGTCGCACTGGGGTCAATGGGCGCAAGAGTCGTGTTTGCCGTGCCGACTGCGTAGGGTACATACACATTCGGTGGGTCGCCCGTGCTCCAAGTCAGATTGACGACACCGCCCGAGGGGTCTGAAACTTCATCTACCAAAAGT